GGAAAAAGTAATAGTCCAGACCAACCCACAAATACAAAGCGATCTCGTTTAAGCCAGTCATCAAGGACATCGAACCATCCCCGTTGTTGAATAGGTTGTGAAAGTGTAGACGATACCATTATACCTCCTGAAAAGAAAAGGGGATCCGAAGATCCCCAAGTTAACTTTGAGTTTTATATCAACCGATTGCAGGTGCAGTCAGAGCAACAGGAGTTGATTCTGCAGCAGCCAGATCCAATGGAAAGTTATGTGCGTTCCTTTCATGAATCACTTCCATGCCAAGACCAGCACGGTTCAGAACGTCTGCCCAAGTGTTGAGCACACGACCCTGAGAATCAATGATGGACTGGTTGAAGTTGAAACCGTTCAGGTTGAATGCCATCGTGGATACACCAAGAGCGGTGAACCAGATGCCTACAACAGGCCATGCGGCGAGGAAGAAGTGAAGTGAACGTGAGTTATTGAAGGAAGCATATTGGAAAATAAGGCGTCCGAAATAACCGTGAGCAGCAACGATGTTATAGGTCTCTTCTTCTTGACCAAACTTGTAACCATAGTTCTGCGACTCGTTCTCAGTGGTTTCACGAACCAGTGAGGAAGTAACCAGAGAACCGTGCATAGCACTGAACAGAGAACCACCGAACACACCAGCAACTCCAAGCATATGGAAGGGGTGCATCAGGATGTTGTGCTCTGCCTGGAACACAAGCATATAGTTGAACGTACCAGAGATACCCAGGGGCATCGCATCAGAGAACGAACCTTGACCGAAAGGATAGACCAGGAACACTGCACTCGCAGCAGCAACAGGTGCCGAGTAGGCAACACAGATCCAAGGGCGCATCCCCAGACGATAAGAGAGTTCCCATTCACGACCCATATAGGCGTAGATACCAATCAGGAAGTGGAACACAACCAGTTGGAAAGGACCACCGTTGTAGAGCCACTCGTCGAGGCTGGCGGCTTCCCAGATAGGATAGAAGTGCAGTCCAATCGCATTGGACGAAGGAATTACAGCACCAGAGATGATGTTGTTTCCATAGAGGAGTGAACCAGCAACGGGTTCACGAATACCATCAATGTCCACCGGAGGTGCGGCAATGAAGGCGACGATGAAACAGATAGTAGCAGCAAGCAGGCAAGGAATCATCAGAACGCCGAACCAACCCACATAGAGGCGGTTATCGGTCGATGTTACCCACTGGCAGAACTGTTCCCAAGTATTCGATTGTTGACGTGAAGCAATTGAAGCAGTCATTTTGATTAAAAGAAAGTAAGACCATCAGGGAAATGGTGGTGTTACTATGTTCCCGCCACCCTCAGGCGGGATATGAGAGACGTAATTTATACACCCATAGGTCTCGGTTAACGGGTGTCTAACAATGTTAAGAATTATGAGAAATCCGTAACATTTGTTTACCTATTTATCATACTACGGTCTGTTGATGGTGTCAAGCCCCTGAAATGCCTGAAATGAAGGTGGGTCACTAAATACTTGCAGTGTTTACACTCGAACAATGAAAAGACTCATTTTAGCCTTTTCGTTATTCTTCACTACTCCTGCTTTTGCTGCTGAAATTACATCTAAAATTGTTGACTCCGTACAATTAGGCGTTCAGGGTGCTGCGGTACAATCAACCAGAGTGGGTGGTTCCTACTCAGTCTCAGGTACAAATATCAACGTTACAACTCTTGGGGGAGTTGGAACTTCTGGTTCTTATGCGATCAACACGAATGGTGGGGCATTTACTTTCAGTGAATCTTCAATTACTGCTGATACTAATGTCACCACTCAGTCGGCAGCTTCTGGAACAATTGCTGCTCCCAACCTTTATAGCGACTCTACTACTCAGTTAGGTGGAGATAAAGGTACTCTTGCTGGTACTCTGAGTGGCACTGGTGTTCCTACTGTGACTGCCGGTGGTTCAGGAACCACAGCGACTGGACAAAGAACCATCGAATTGAGCGTATTCAAGTGAGACATATAACTCCCGTTTTGCTGCTAGCAACGGGACTTATATCTCCCTGTTATGCAGCACCCGTCACTCCTAACTTTACGAGTGGCACAATTACTTCCGAGACCAAAACTCGCACTGAAGTGGTTGAAGTTATCAAACAAATAGAATATACTACTGGGACATCTTATACCGTCACTGGTACTAATATCAATATTCCTGACCGTCCAGGTCCAGGAGCGAACTACACAATCCAAACGCAAGGTGCTCCGTTCCAGTTTAGTGAGACTCATCTGACTCCTGGAATTGCGAAAGAAACATGGATAGATCGCAAAACGGTAGAGGAATCTACCACAAACTCATTATCAGTCTTTACGCAATAATCGGTTTAGCATCTCCTGCATTTGCAGAAGCACCATCTAATACGAATATTGCAGGGCCCTCAGCATCTGCTACTGGTAATGTAACCAACCAGGCAGTACAGGTGCTTCAGGGTCCTTTTTCTGTGAATACTTATGGTGGTGGTGTGTCTTGCCAGGGTCCAACATTAAACTTACAAACCTTTGGTTACAATAGTCTTGCGGGCAGTACAGATCCAACATCATATCAAAGTAATTCATTCAATGGAGGACTCTCTGCAGGGTTCTCCATACCTCTTGACGGATCTTTCCAAGAACTTTGTAAAGCAAGAGTTCGTACAGAGATTAAAAGACAAGAGAGTGAAGCAGAAAAAAGTCGTTTAGATTTTGAACTCGTAAGATTGCGAGTTTGTGGAGAACAAATAAGAGTAGGAGTATTTTATCACCCAGAAAGTCCTTATGGAAAAATATGTGCCGATGTAGTAGGACCAGCACCAAATGGTTACTTGATGACTGGAAATGGGCAAATTGTTTCTAAAATAAAAAAATAGGTTAGACTTTGAACTACTCAATTTTTATAAATAATAATATAAGTTCAAAGTCTAACCATATGGGAAAAATATATTTAATTACAAATACACTTAACAATAAAATGTATGTTGGTCAAACAAAATTAACCCTCAAACAAAGATTTAGTGAGCACCAACAACCAAGCAAAAAAACAGCAATATCATACGCTATTCAAAAATATGGAAAAGAAAACTTTAAGATACAACTATTAGAAGAATGTAATATTACAAATCTCGATGAAAGAGAAACATTTTATATAGAAAAATATAAATCTTATGAAAACGGTTATAATAATACAATAGGTGGAGGTAGTCAATATATTTCACATACACCAGAAGTAAAGCAAAAATTAAGTGCCGCAGCAAAAGGAAAACTTGTTGGAGATAAAAATCCAGCAAAGAGACCAGAAGTAAGAAAAAAAATTAGTGAGGCACAAAAGAAAAGAGTTATAAATGGTGAATGGAAAAGTCCAACTGAAGGTGGACATACACCAGAAGCATTAAAAAAAATGAAAGAGAATCAACCAGATAGAAGTGGGAAAAATAATTCTCAATATGGTAAAAAAATGAGTGAAGAAACTAAACAAAAAATTAGAGAAAAGCAATTGGCGGCACAAAAAAGAAAAAGGGATGAAAAATTAAAGAATGGAACCCATTAATCAAATTAATGTGCCAAAAACAGATATAAGATTTGGTGGTCCTCCAATCATTCCAACGATAGAACCTCCTGTAACTCAGAGAGCACAGAGATCTGTGATACCTGAAATTGATATGCCGATTATTAATATGCCTGATACGACTATCAAATATCCTGTGATTGATGTTCCTACACAAGAAGAGTTTGATGCTGCGGTAAGAGCAGAGCAAGAAAAAAAAGAAGAAGAAAAACAAGAGAAGACTAGGGGACTTCCAGACACTACCCCAGTATTACCACAAGTCCAAATTCCTGTTCAAGAAAAGCAGGATAATCGGATTATTTCCGATCAACCACCCACAAACACAAATTTAGGAGTGCCCGTCATTGAAGTACCAATCGTCGGAGAAGTCCCTATCCCACCTAAAGAGCAGGTTATTCTTGCTGGCACCACTGCTACTGCTTCTGTTGCTGCGGCTCTTGTTGGCAAATCTTTGGTGGAATGGATGGTAAATAAAATGAAACCGATTGTTCAACAATTATTTGTAAGGGGTAAGAAACTCTTAAGTAGAGACCTTACTCCTTATGAACTTCAGATATTCTTTGCCTTTGAGAAAAGTCAGTCCCTTAAAAAAGTCAATAAGTTACTCAAGAAAGAACAGAAGAATCAAAAGAAAGAACAGTATAAAAAGTTTCACTCAAAGTGATTACTTCTTACGCTTCGCATCCAGTTCAGCAAAGTTCTTGACTTTTGTGCCCCCGTCGTAAGACCAGGCATAACCGGAAATAATCATCTGCTCATTCAAGGATGTTGGTTCATCATTGATAAACAAATGCCCGATAATTCTTCCATACTTTTCTGTGGAGTCAGGAAGTTCAGTCTTGATTAGAATGTTTTTAGCGCCTTCACAACGATGCTTCAACCATTCTTTTGATTCAAGTCCGTATTTCTTTTCGTTCGCATTTGTTGTACGTGACTCAGGAGTGTCAACCCCAGCGAGGCGAATCCGTTTAGTAAGAGAAATATCGAACCCCAAATCAATATCAGCGTCAATAGTGTCTCCATCGACTACCTTATGAATCTCTTTGATTCTATAAATGTATGGGTCTCTATCCGCCATTTTAAAAAAGTTTAAACTTCTCTGTATTTAGTTTGGGGATAGGTAGTTTCTCAAATGCTTTATTGACCTGCTTTTCTACAACGGCACCAACAAACTCTTCTGGGTTGTCCAAAATCTTTTGTGCTTTCTGATAAGTTACATAAGCACCATAACAAAGTGCGGCACTAATTGCCAGACTTGTCGCTGACAGAATGATTGCTAGGTTCTTCATCTTTCATTTCCTCAAATGCTAACCTCATTATGTAGTAGATTACATAAGCAGTAAAAGCAAGCCCACAAGAAAGAATAATAAAAACTCCCCAAGGAAAATTTCCAGGCATCAGTATTTACCTTCTACACAATAATCTGACTTTTTGTTTGGTGTGTATTCTTTATATCCTTCTTGTGGTTTCATCCACCCACAACCAATCAACCACTCCATTGTCATAGGTGTTGGTCTTACCTGTTCCCACAAAGGACCTTTAGCACACATTTCCAAATGCTTCACAGTTTGACCAGACTGTTCTTCTGCCCAGTTGGCATCTGCTTCCCAAGGCACAGCACGACTCTGACCCATAGATTCATAAGATAGTTTAGTCATCTTCATTACCCAAGCAGGAATCTCTGAGTCCTGGTGGACTTGTGCCATAAAAGAAGTTTTGATTCCACCACCCATACAGTCCTGAACAACGTGCCATCCTTCGTGCCTCATTGTTCCTAAAAACTCTCTTGGGTCCTTTAAGAGTTCCTCATTGATAAAGAAACGATTGTATTCTGGTTTGTATAAACCTATCGTTCGTGGTGTGAAGTATCTACTCGGACCAACATAAACTGGAACATTCAGTTTATTCAGTGCTACCAGAATAGATTTGATTTCTGTTCTGAAGTTATCAAACTCTTTACCAGATAAGAACGCAGAGTCTGGTGTAAGTTGTTCTACTCCTTCTGTACATTCTCGGAGTATCATACAACCCATTGCAGCGAGGCTGTATGCTGGAACTGTTGGTTGTTTCTTTTCCAACGAACTAGCTGTTGCTGGAAATGTCAGAGTTAATGATAAACCAATTGATGAAAGGAGTTTTTTCATTCTCGCCCCTCTTGTCTATGAATCCAAACTTTCAAATCTTTTACATACTTTCTTAATATTTCTGCTTGTAATATGTGCCAGTCATCTCCTGTTTTAACATATGCCTTGATGTGCTCATCGACAGCATCAAGGCACTTTTTAATTACAGGATTCCAAGGTTCCCGAATTGGAGTATTCCATTCGCGTGGCATAATACCTCACTTTTTCTTTCCGCCGTTCTTCGCTTTGTTTGCGTTTGCGTTTCCTGAGTTCTGCTTTTTATTATTAGCAGAACCTGCTCCACCCTTTTTATTTTTATTTGCTGACTTTGCCATTAGGCTCCTGTGCGGGGTTGAACTTGTCCCTCTTCCAGTGCTTCAACTCTTTCTTCAAGAGTTGCTGCTACTTCTTCTGCGGGTGGTTCTGGGGGTGCTTCCACAAACTCCTCTCTTTTTGGTTCTTCTTTCTTTTCATCTTCTTCATCACCACCTTTCTTCATAGTATTAATCCCAAAGGTAGCAGCAGATGCTGTGAAGACAGTAGCAATAAAGGTAGGATCCATCTTAGACAGAGTACCCGCATAACTTGCAGTAAGGAGAGCAGCAGACCAACCCAAAATACATATACGAATTAGTTGTCCCATAGCATTTTCGTTTTTCTTGTTAGTCATTTTCCTTTGTAAATACGGTTAACCTTTTTTCCAAGATTCACCTTCTGCTTTTCTTCTACGAGCAAGTCCTGCTTCTACATTAGAACCAGGATTTCTGTAGAGATAAAGCGCATCAGGAACTAGGTCCCACTCTTTATTCTTCAGGCGTTTAGTAATAGTATTAAAGTTAGCACCACCGTAAAAGCCGGCACCAAGATTATAAGCAAAGCTGAGCAGAGCTCCTCTTTTTCCATCTGACATCTCATTCCAGTGTGGGATTTTACGAAGGGCAGGAAGAAACTCCTTCTTGCATTGTTCAATCAGAAGTGCATCCGCCTCCTGTTGAGTGAGTGTATCACCAAGTTTGAATGCTGAACCATCCTTCTTGCGAGTAGATCCCCAACCAATCGTGATTGGCAATCCACCACTCAGAGGATCAGGATAAGCCTTGAGATGGCATCCTTCAAACTCCTTGATTAACTTGATGCCCATTTGTGGAACATCATCACCACCAGTTACAGGAGCTGCAGCAGCGGCAGGGGCTGGTGCAGCACTAGTCTTTTTTCCTCTAAAGATCTCCGCCCAATCTACGTTATCCTCAAGAAACTTAACTGGAAGGTTATCTTCCAACCATTGAACTGATTTTACGTGATTAGGATTTCTTTCGTCGTAAAACTTAAAGAAGTTGTGTAAGTCGATTCTTGCCATTGGTTTTCTCCTCAGTCGAAAATTCTACCCCAACCATCGTTGCCACCTGGGCACCAACGATGCTTAAGAACTGCTTTGGTATAAATGGTCTTCTTACCATTTGTCACTGGTCCAGTGTAGTTATCGTTGAGAGAACCATATGGATCATTTACGTAGTATCCTTTACCGTCTGGTGTCTTACCAATCACAACACACATATGCCCACCAGTAGGATTAGATAAAGAGCCGCGATGCAGGATACCAATAACAACAGGTTTCCCAGCATCAAGACTTTTATCAATGTCAGCAAAAGAAAGATTGTAACTAAAGTGTGACTTAACTCCATAACCTGCCAGAACTTTTGTCTGGACCGAATGGTCAGTCGTGTCACCAATCGCAAATACTTTCTTAACGTACTCATCATCACCTTTGATGCTTCCTGGCTTGAGGAAAGCAAGGCACATTGCACACGATGAAGAGTTGCAAGTTCTATGTGCATCTCTGTAGTTGTCTACTTGATTGAAGTATGGAACTGCAAGAACTTCTGGTGTAGGGGGTTTAGTTCTAAAAATTCCGATCCACTCGGTTTCTGCGTCATCCATGAAGTTAGCAGGTAGGTTGTCTTCCAACCATTGAACTGCTGCTACATGATTTGCATTACCATCATCATAAAATTTGAAAAAGTTATGAAGATCTAATGTCATTGAATATTGCCCAAACACTCAGATATTTATAAAAAAAAGACCCTCTTGTGAGGGTCTCTTGATCAAGTGGTGGCACCCACTTTTACATTAGATGAAACATACTCTAGAACATTTTCTGGAGTAGTCGCTTCGTAAGGGTCGGAGTCGGCATTGTCCCGTTGCCCCACTTCCACGAATAGTTTCTCGATGACTCCGTTATCCACAACTGCAGCATAACGCCAAGAGCGATCACCGAAACCAAGGTTAGACTTGTTGACAAGCATTCCCATAGAACGTGTGAAGTAAGCATTGCCGTCTGGAATGAGTTTGACTTTCTCAATGTTCTGGTCTTGTGCCCAGGCATTCATAACAAACCCATCATTAACAGAGACACAATAAATGTCATCAATGCCAAGTCCAATAAAATCTTCGTACTTCTCTTCAAATCCAGGCAGTTGATAAGCAGAGCAAGTAGGTGTGAATGCACCAGGCAAACTGAAAATAACCACACGCTTACCATCGAAAAGATCTGCGGAAGTACGAGTTACAAATTCACCGTTCTCACGGAAAGTAAATTCGACTTGAGGAATTTGATAACCTTCACTACGCATTTTGACCTCCATCAAAACACACCAGGAATGATTTGACCAGTGACCAGATAAGAACCAGCAGCGGCAACGAATCCGATCATTGCAAACCAACCATTAATACGTTCTGCCTTTTCAGTAAAAATTTTGTTCATAATTGCCTCCTAGTTGTCAGAAGATTCCGAAGAAGAAGTTACCAGTGATACTATAAGAAATGATACCAGCAACAAAGCCGACCATTGCCCAACGCCCATTGGTTCTCTCCTTGACTTGATTGGGAGTCAGCATCCCATAGTTTTCATAATACATTGTGGGTTCTTTGGCAAACATATTTTGTTGCCCGAACTCATTAGTTGTTACAGTCATTGTAAATTCGTTAAGAATTGTTACACAATTATATAGGAAAAATAAAGGGGTGTCAAGCACCCCCGTAGTAATTTATACTTAATTTGTTAGGAGATCAGAACCTAAAGGTAGTCTGAATCACACCACCATAGTTATCTGAAGCTTGCTTCAGACCTTGATTGTTGGACACATAGAACACAGCAGGAGTCACGCTGATCGCATCGCTAACTTTGTAACGATAGAAGGCTTCCCACATAATCGCTTTGCGATCAGCAGCAAGAGAAGCAGCGTTACCGGGAGCACCAATGGCAAAACCAGCGGCATTACCCTTAGCAAACACATCGCTCCACTGAAGACCTGCCATCCAAGTTTGTGAATCGGTAGCACCAGTAGGAGTCGTGCGGTTGTTAGACAGACTTACGGTGTTCCAACCATAAGCACCACTCACAGAAGGAATGATACCCGACTTCTTGGGTTGCCAGTAAGCATTCAGAGCATAACCATTGGAGGTTTGGTTAGCGCCAAGAGCACCAGAACCACCACCGATAGCATTGAAGTTACGAACACGAGTACCTTCAGTACCATAACGGTAACCGAATGCGATGCCGTACTGAGGAGCACGGTAACCAACTTGAGCAAGAGTGTTCAGAGAACCATCTTCATCAAACTGACCTTTGGTAGAATCGTTTCCGTTCTGAGCAACATAGTTCAGATTGGCAACGAAACCAGGCTTACCCTTCTTGACAGGTTGTACCCATTCCACACCGAAACCAGAACCAGTTGCCTTGTTATAGACACCAGGAGCACCAGCAACGGAGAAGAAGTCAAGAACGTCCGACTTATAGGCAGTAGGAACCCAAGCCATTTCGGTATTACGAACCTGAGCACCAGCAGTCAGATAGACACCTTTAGTGAGACCAGGGAAGCGATAATACAGACGATCAAGCGTCATCGTGTTCGCATAGGTTTCTGCCTTGTCCAGTTTGAACAGAGACGAGGAAGAACCGAAGGGTTGACTGGAGAAGTTACCAGAACGCAGACGAGTCTTGAGCAGATCCTTACCAGTGAAGGAGGTATCAAAGCTCAGACGAAGATCGTAATTGAAAGCAGTGTTACCGACATTGCTGCTGTTAGCAAGACGGGCACCATCTACACCACCCAGAACGAAGGTTGCTTCACCCTTGAGTTTGGTAGTGGTGGAGAACTGTTGTGCCTGCAGAGCAGTAGACTGTTTCTCCAGTTTAGCAACACGACCACGAAGGATACCAAGTTCCTTTGCGAAATCGTTAGCAAGACGATTCAGTTCATCAGTGGTCTCCGTAACTCGATCCAGACAAGCGTTCAGAAGAGCCGCGGCCTCAAAACGGGTCATTGGTTTTCCACCAAGGAAAGTACTATTTTCATAACCAGCAACGCAACCATAACGCTCAACCAGATTGCTGAGTGCCTGGTAAGCCCAGTCAGTAGGTTTTACATCAGACAATTGAGTGATGCTTGAGACTTGTTCTGAAGAAGTGTATTGGTTGACTGCAGCCATATTCAGATCTGCGGCATTCGCAGCAACAGGAGCAACCATTCCCAGAGCAACAGGTGCGAGCATCAGTTGTTTGAGTTTCATAAAAAGTTTTTTTGAAAATAAAAAAAGAGCGTCTTTCGACACTCCGTATATTACACGTTTTCTTTACAGTTGTCAAGCTTGTTTCATTTGAACCTCTGGAGGGAGGCGACCAAGATAAGGATCATAATCAAACAATCCAGTTTGATCTTCCATTTGAGCAAGAGATTCTTTCCAATGATTCAGAATACCATCGTGACTTCCTCTGTGAAATATTTCAAGGTGATCAGGATGAATTGAAGAACCCAATTCAATCTTGTAATGAAACAGTGGAATGGCATAAGTTCTACCGCAGTTATAGATCAAATCATCGGCAACAGGTCTAGGTTTTACACCTTGATCTAAACGGAACTTATCTCCAACACAATGATGATCGATTAATTTTTTGGCGTGATGTCTGGTGATCATATAACACGCCGTAGAAAAGTCATTGACCCATCGAGCGTGCATACTTGCATAAACCACTCCAGGATTAATAATCGCAAGTTGAATACAATCCCAATCATAAGGAACTTTTGACATAAAAGTATCCCAATCAAATCCCCAGAACTTAGCTGTGTCAAAACTTACATCGTCTTCAGAGAATACGGCATAAGGGCTATCTGATGTTTCATACCATTGTTTGATGGCTTTAAGATGTGATGTAACACATCCAATCTCTCCTGATGTAACACCTTCAGGATAAGTACCTTCAATGATATGTTCTAACTTATCATTACGACCATCAAATGCAGAGATACGAATTGGTTTCAACCCCCAATACTTACACATCGATTGCATTTCTGCATTTCGTTCTGGTTGTTCATCCAGATTAATATAGTAGAGAGGTCCAAAGTTCTTTAGTTTATACTTCGCTTTGTTTTTCTCTTGATAGTTTGTAGGAACAGGAGGTTCTGGTGTAGAAGTTTGTTCAATCAGTTTTTGAACTGCAGGAAGATAATGTCTTTGTAAAACATTCTTCCACTCAAACTCTTTTGCATATTCACGAATTTCTTCCCGATGAGCAACAGAGTACTCTCGGTTCTTAATGATTTGTTCTTCAACGTATTCCAGATCTTTAATCTTTTTCTCGGGAATAACGGTGATGAACTCTTTGTCTACATCCAGGTTCGCAGTTGCAAACTCACTGATCACAACACCCAGACCTGCAGCAAAGGCTTCCATAATCACCAGAGAATGAGCCTCACCATCTGATAACAGAACTAGATTACCGTAGTCAGTCAGTTCTTGAAACAGAGTTTCTTTTGACCATTCTCCAAGATAGTTATTGTTCGTATCATATCTTTCATCAACAATGTTTCCAGCAAACCAAAGACTCTTGATGTGTTGGAACATATGTTGACGTTTACGATAATCTACCTTTGCGAGATAGATACTACGATCAGGATACTTTGGTTGATCGGTAACCGTAAATGCATTCAGATTTACACCGTTTGGAGTCACAAACAGTTTATCCTCTGAAAATCCACTGAAGATTTTATAGATGTTCTTAATACCTTCAGACAAACAAAATACGTTTGGTTTTAACTCACCAAACTTATTAAAGATATTGACATACCCATTCATCATATCTGGTCGTTCCAGATATCCAAAGTGAGAAGTCATCGCCTTTGGTTTATTGATGAATGGATACAGAACAATGAAGTCATCATAATTGATGTGAACAAAGTCTGGATCGTGTTCTTGAATCGCAGCAAGAACTTTGTTTCCATCAGTAGTATTAATAATCTGAACACTATGGCCCAATTCTTGTAGAGCATTAGCCATATCCCAAATAAGAGATTCAACGGCACCCCATCCTTTTGGAGGTATGGGCATCAAACCAGGGCCAATAATCGAAATCTTCATTTCATTTGTTCAATATTTTTTACATAAGTTTTAACAAGTTTCTGCCAAGAGAAATTGTCAACACCATACTGACGGATATCTTTTCTCATCGTCACAGATACTTCTCTGTTCTTGATAAGTTCTTTCTCCACATATTCAAGGTCATTCCATTTATCATCTGGAATGACTGTTACAAAAGGAAGAGAAGCGTCTAGATCGTGTGCAGCATATTGAGATACAACTACACCCAAACCAGAAATCAAAGCCTCTTTGATTACAAGAGGAGTACCATTCTCTCCGTCAGAGAGTAATAACATATTACCATAATCGGTAACGTGTTGCAACTTGTATTGATGTTCCCACTCACCAAGGTAATTCTTGTGTGGATGAAAACTTGTGGTTGGTGTGTAATGACCAACAAACTCTATACTATCTATCGATTGATAAACATACTGTCTTTTACGAGGTTCAATCTTACCAAGATACAAAGTCTTATCTGGTTTTGATGCAACCTCAGTAAAGTTATAGTCACGATGTTGAGCACCGTTTTCACAGATCAAAAGTTTATCAATGTTGGCACCATCCTTCGCATAAGTTCCATAGTCCTTCTGTGAAATGCAGAAGTTATAATAGTTCTTTTGTGTGATTAACCATTTGTAAATGCGATCATATCCATCATATGAATGACGATCAGGTTGATCAATGTATGGATAGTGAGAACTAATGGCTAGTTTGGCATTCGGGCAGTTCTCCCGAATGACATCCATCAGTGTATAGAACACATCATAATGGACGTGAATAAAATCAAAGTTATCACTACGAAGTTCCTCTATAATTTGATTTGGATCTGGCGTGTTGATGATGGAACCCTCGTGACCAAGTTCTCCAAGTTCAGTGGCATAATCCCAGATCAAAGACTCTACAGCACCCCAACCTTTTGGTGGGATCTCAATAATTCCCGGTCCTACAAGAGCGATTTTCATTCTTCTGCATAGCAAACTTCCTTAAAGTTTTTGATGAAGTCTTCATCATCAAAAGCAGTTCTGAAATAACTTAAAGTATAGAACTCCAGAAGATCGTTATGAAACGCAAAAACTTTTTTGAAAATATCATCCTGTGGATTCTTTCCATAGAACTTCTTATCGTTTGAATTGAATACCAAAGGCATCTGTTCTCGTTCAGAACTATGGTTCATCGAACCATTGGTGGTCTTGAATCCACCAGTTTCATTCAACGTCAGACACAACAGAAGTTCATCAGTAATACCTTCTGCATTGTTAGGAATTGAACCAAAGACACTATCAAACTTTGTGTGAAATGTGTCAAAGATGTGATCGTGTTTATCTTTTTGAAACAGAAACAAACCAGAAGCGAAATAAGGAATGTCCAGATTGTTTTCATCAATCAAATGACTGACGAGACCAGTAGCGACTCGAACTCGTGACAGATAATCACGGAGAGTAGGCACCCACCAGTGACGACAAATCAGAAACTGATCTTCTGATTCTTCAATCAGTTCATCCACACGATCATTCACGATCACCGTATCAGTATCCATATAGAAACAATAGTCTGTCTCTACATACTTGTTCAGATGATATCGCATCTGCCAATAGTGAGGTTTGAACCATCCTTCTCCCTTGGCTTCATCGACTGGAAAATGAATGATCTTTACATTTGGTTGAGCATCATCGGATTCCAATCGACCATCAGCATCCAGAACCACGATTTCGTGTGGTTGTTCAATACGTTCTAGCGATTCCAAAGAACGTAGAAGATTGTTGTAATGTTTGTCGGCACCACCGACGATATAACCGAAAGTAACTTTAGACATCAGTAATGCACCTTATATTGATGAACGATAGGCTCTTTGGAGATAGTCCAGATTGGATTAGAAGTTGTTTCAGTGAGAAGACTATTGTGACGATATTTTTTACCACAAAGGAAGTAATACATCGGCATCCAAACATCTACCCATCCAAGATTACCACATAAGTTTTCCTTAATATAATCAAACTCCTCATCAAAAATACTTATAACTCTCTTATAGTTTGCAAGAAAAGTTTTTGCATTGAAGATACTACCACCACCAGTTCCGTAGTAGTTCACATTCCATTCTACACCATATTTTTGTGTAAGGTAATCCATAAAAGGTTCTTGTAACAGATTACCTGGTTTCGCTTGACCTGCAAATTCCCAGTCATCTGGAACGTGAATCTCTCCACGAATGTGAACATCATCCTCCATCATCAAAATATGATCTGTCTGACACAGTTCACAAGCGGTATTGAATCGATGCAACCAAGTCAGAACTTCCTCCTTGGTCATACCATAGATACCAGAAGGATGTGTGTGATCTCTATACCCAAGATTAGTTTCTGCGTGAAGATACAAACAGTTGTACTTCTTGGCGAGATCTGAAAAATCTTCCCCGCCATCAGAAATCAAAACGTAAGGATGATCTGGATGATACTCACGAAAACTTTTTATGGCTTCTTCTGTGGCTTTAGGTTTATCAAAAACCTGATGAAATACTCCGAGTGTCATAATACTTTTAGCATACCGTTGATACGATTGAGATATGTGTGATTATATTTTACCACTTCCATCTGATGTTTAATAAGTTCTTTATTGTCTTTGTATTTCAATCCTTCTTCAAAGAGTTCAGAGATGTTCTCTCTACAAATCACTGTGTCATCCACAAACTTGGCATTGATTGGTGAATTGGTTAACCCAACGTGCCCATAACTGATACTCTTTACCAGACGACAGGCCAGATATCCCCAACGTTTATGAGTTTCATTACGGAAATCAGGAGACATAAAACTCTTCTGAGTAAGAACACGATTCTCTTCATCACTGATTGGTGTTTGCCAAGGATTGATGTAGACAAAATCGATTCCAGATTGTTTGCAGTATCCAGCAAACTCATTGATCAAATGTGCGTTTGCAAATCTACCTTCTGCAGATGTACTTCCGATAAAATAATATTTCTTCTCCCTAGGAATATTCATCCAATCGAAATTGATTTCAAAGGGCAAGAGATCTGTAGCCCATCCAGCGTAGATAATATCGTATTGATCTGACTTGTTATCGTATAAAATACCTCGATCCAACTGAGTACAATTAGATCGGTCAAGTACAAACTCATAGTTGTCATTGTCCATACTCTCTTGCAAGTATCGAACATCAATCAGTTTCTTTACCTTACCAAGATACTTGTTTGGATTGACACAAACGTGTACAAAATATGTACTCGTTTCCTTAAGTGGTATGTTTCGATCTGCAAAGCCTTCTGTTAAAAAAATACAATTGTCATAATCAAAATCCTCTGGATATTCATCATCGTGAAACCAATAGACATCGTGACCGAGGAAGTCAAATGCCTTATAGAAAGCGTTGTGAATATAAGAGTGTGTATGACTATGTAGTGGGTATCCCCAGATAACGATTTTCATTTGATCTTACTGCGGTCGGTCATCCAAGCTTTTAAGTCTACTACAGCGTGAGGTATTTGTAAAGTGGCAAGCGTTTCGATTACCAGTTCGTGCATATGCCGAATACCATCTTTATAGAACTCATCATATACAACAAGAGGATCAAACTCCATCACACGATGCCAAGGGCCACAATAAAACCAATCACAATATTCTCTACCATCACCAGCTTGATAGGCACCGTTCATCATAAACAAACCATCACCTTCACATTCTTCCAGAGGAACAGGTTCTCTGAACTCTAGATCAGTTCTCATACGAATGACAAGATCATACACACCATCAACAAGATTGACAGAATTCTTAACTGATTGCCATTGACACTTCTGACGGTAGATAGATTCACGAACAATAACTTCTTCCAGAGGAAACTCCATCTGACTGACCATCTTAAAACCAGAAAGATCAAACTCTGGATACTTTTCATAAACCAACTTCTTTGGTTTCATTCTCTCTTCAAAATCCTGAATGGGATCATAGTTCTCAGGATATTTGAGATTACTGTTCCAAGCAAAGTGTTGACCTCGATAACTTTCATCCCACCAGAAGTGAGCATAAGTATCAACCTCGTGATTTTGCACGAGATTGTCAAAGTTCATTCGATCAATAAACCTTGGTTGACCAGCGAAACATAATGCAATTTTCATCAGAACCTCGGTAACGTAATATGTATGGGATGACCTTGAATACCAATTCCAAATGTATCTACCATTTTACGATGCATCAATTCGTGACACCAGGCTCCAGTTTCTTTCATACACTTTTCCATCATCAATTGCCAAACAGGAAAGACACTCATAAACACATCCATTTCTTTCGAACCACCAAAATCAAACCAATCATTGATCATTCCATCAGGTTGATTCTGAAGATTTGAGAAGTTAATCACTCTGGAATCAAGTTGTTCAAAAGGAATCTTGGTTTGAATCACCGTATCAGTTCTACATCTTACAACCCAATCATACTTAAAATCATTTGCATATTCGTATTCTTTTTTGAACTTATTGACTTCATTCAAACTGTAGAAATATGATAAACAGTTATTGATGGTTCTGTTTCGAAAACCTTGTTGATCTGGATCTTCCAAAGCTCCATACCAATACCGTTTAAGTGATGGTTCAAAAGGAACTTTAGAATCAAAGAACGACTGACTCTGTTGTGTCTCACACTTAATCGGATTGTATATTTTCTTGGCGAGTTCTACAGCATCAGATTGAATACGTTGATGATGCCATTCACCTTTACCACATTCACCAAACTTATAAGGTTGAGTTTGGAGTTTGTCATCAAACCAAAAGTGACAGAAGACATCGACATCATATCCTTCACAGACATTCTGTAGAATAAAAGGAGCAACCTCTTCTACGAAACGAGGTTGCCCCGAAAGACATAATGCAATTTTCATTTAAGTTGTAATGCAACGTTCTTAATTAGAGTTTCAAGATCCGTGTTTGGTTCCCAACCCAGAAGATCTTTCGCTTTTTGATACGATCCCTTAGAGTACCTTGTAGTCTCCTTGGCGACGATTTCTTTGTTCAATGGATACTTACCATCAAACATCGCAGGATAACGACTCCAGAGTTCTTGGGCGGGTTTATGTCGAAGACCCAGATGTTCCATACCAAGGGCTTCTGCAACCCACGTTGCAACTTGATTCACACTGACTGTCACACCAGTACAAACGTTGAAGGTATCATTCGGTTGTTTTTCCAGACACAGTTCCAACATTGAAACAATATCATTTACCCAGATAAAATCTCTGACCTGTTCTCCATCACCACTCAGTTCAGGTGCAACACCTTTTTGAAGTTCACGAACAACGAAGTTCAGAAGAGGGGGATTGGGTCGTGTCTGATCTCCATCAGGCCCAAACACATTGAAGAAACGAAGAGTGGTGACTTTGAGCCCATAGTTCTCTTGATAAGACTGAACCACTTCTTCCGCCATCTTTTTGGACAGAGAATAGTACAATCTAGGATTGACTTTTAGATCTTCTGTGAAGACTTCAACATCATTATTCTCATAGACTGCACTTGTGCTTGCAAAAATAACGTGTGGGACTTCATACTTTCTAGCAAACTCTAAAACATTTGCAGTTCCCGAAACATTAATACGGAGTGTTTCCAGGGGATTACTTTCACAATCAGGAAGAGAAGTAATGGCAGCAAGATGAATAATCGCGTCGTATTGATCTCCACACCATTCTTGAAGTTCTTGAGTTGCAATATCAACTTTGTAAAATGGTGCGATGATTTCTCCATTGACTTTTAGATTAGAAACATAACCATTTCTTAAGTTGTCACAAAGTACAAGTTGATGACCTTTTTCAAGTAGGAGTTTTGCAAGACCAGAACCAATCTGACCTGCGGCTCCTGTAATCAAAATCTTCATTCAAAAAACTCCTTCAGATTATCTGCATTTCTCGGGATATTTATTGCTTTACTCGATGGGTAAGGATTACTCTTTGCAAAGTCATTGATCAAGACTCTCTGACAATGTGGTAATCCCATAATGATGTGATCAAATGGAATACCTTTGGCTTGCATTTCCATCAGAGTTAATTTCTTTAACCTCTCTGGGCGACTGGTGGTCAGAATGATTTTAACCTTACCACTCTGATGAAGTTCTGCAAGAAAATCAACATTGTTCTCCAATACTTCACCAGATCCAACATAGGGAGGAAAGTGAACTGATGAGTTTGTCACTAGAGTTCCATCGATATCCACAAACAAACACTTGTATTGTGACTTGTATTTGTTCCAAGCATTGATCGTTCCCCAGTCTTTGAAGTTAGAAGTCTTCAGACCGTAGAACGTAGATCCACTTAACATCATCTCAAAGATAATATGACTGATGTAACATTCACCATCCATATCTTGTAGTTTTTCATAGGTGGCACAGAACTCTTTTGCATCAGCGAATCCATAACCACCACTAGAGAACGTAGAACTGATAACCTTTTTCTCTACAATGTTGGTCACCATCTCATTGATATCAAGTTCTACATAACTCTTGGTTCGTGCATTAATATCATCCATATCATTCAGATCAAAATATGCGACCTGATTTCTTTCTTCTGTCAGTTCACATTCATAATATCCATCACTGTCTTTAATGAACACAAAACCATCTAACTCCTGACCACTGAGAAATGTATAGACAGTTTCGGATTGTGAACTGGTTTGTTCTGGTAGTAAAACAATATTTGATTTCTCTCTTAGTCCAAGTTCATCTAATTCTGCAACGAACCCTTTCATAAATTCATATTTGTCTTCGTGTTCTTGAAGGCAAAGAAAGTAAATATGATCGAAGAAGTTTAGATTCAGACCAAGAATGGCTTCGGTAACCATAAAACGATTGGTCATTGGATGTGTAAGCATCCACTTGGGTCTCATATTTGGGAAACGACTAGATCGTCCCGCCATAGGAACCACTAAAGTTCGCATATAACTCCGTTGATTTTACTATTGTGTCTAGTATAGTTCTTTGATGTGAAGAAGTCAAGTAAGGTTCAATTCGTAATATATTCATTGCATCAAGAATATCAAAAGCATCACTGCGAACAAACTCAGAATACTTTTGAGAGAGTTGTTTCCAGATGTGTCGATAGATTTGTTCCAGTCGATTGGATTGTATTTTCTGAGTTTTAATACTCCACAGATAATACAAATCTTGTTTGAGTTTAACTAGATCAGAAATAAAACTATCGACATAAGAATCAAGAAAATCAATAAAGAAAAGCCGATTCTTATGAAAGATAACATTAGTAAAAGTAAGATCGCCGTGGCAAAAAGTTTTAGGAACGTAGATATCATATCTTACTGTTAGAGCTCCAATGTTAAGTAGATAATTCTTGTACGATGTCTTTGATTCTAATACTTTGATCTTTTCATTTACCGATGTACTAATGTTGATGGACGTAAAATGACTAAGACAAGTATCAAAATAATGAAACAATGTGTCAATTACAAATTCAATATCATTGATGGAAGCGGTGGAGAAGAAATCTGAAAATGTATGACCAGGAACGTACTCCATATCAAAATAATTTTCTTGAATGTCATACACTTTTGGAGCATCAACATTCTTCAAAATACGTTGCGAAAACAACACTTGTTTATGAGCTTGTGATAAAAGTCTTGAGTTGTAATCATCTGAAGAAGAATACTTACGAAGTATTCGATCATTGATTAACTCAAGACGACATCCAGATAAACCAGTGTTGAGTTGTGTCATACGTGATATTTGGAATTATCTTTTGAGAGATGAATGATCTTTGGATCAAACTGACATTGTGATGCAAAGTCTTCTGGAAAAGCAAAAGCAGGATGCATAACGTGAACATCAGATCGACGTTCTGCAAAGAACTTATTCATCTGACTTTCATCGTGCCACTTGGCGATGATATCATTTTTCATATCAGTCTCCGTTCGCAGAGACAAC